TTGAACACAACCGGGTCTACGTCCGCCTCCAGCGGGTCGCTCACGGTCTCATTGAACACAACCGGGTCTACGTCCGCTTCCAGTGGATCGCTCTCGGTCTCCTTGAACACCACATGGTCTACGTCCGCCTCCAGCGGGTCGATCTCGGTTGCCTTGAAGACCGTCGGGTCTACGTCCGCCTCCAGTGGATCGCTCTCGGTCTCCTTGAAGACCGACGGGTCTACGTCCGCCTCCAGTGGGGTGATCTCGTCATTGTCTACGTGAATACCGTTTGGTAAAACAATTTCGTCACAAACATCTACAACGGTTTCAAGACTCGAATCCTGGTCGGAATGAGTATCTTCGATAACCGGAATCAACTCCTTTGAATCTTCTGGTGATTTGACTTCACATACCTCGTCATCTGTTGATTTGACTTCACATACCTCGTCATCTGTTGAAGTTGAAGTGGAAGAGTCTTTGGATTCGTCGGGTGTATCCAATAACAAGTCAGATTTAAAAGTTGTGTTTGGTTCTGTTTCGTATTCGTCCACTGTTTCATCGTGTGAAGATTTATCAAGGAAATTTTTCAACATATCTCTATAAGGTAATTCCAGACGAAGAGTTTCAATAATCATTGATGCTATTATGTCATGCGCCTCAATGAGATTCTCTTTAAGTTCGTCTCTCGATACTTTTTGAAAGAAAATCTTAGGTTTCTTCCAAAACTCCCGTGCAATATTGATGTAGCATTTGTGTATAAATTCTGGACTGTGTGGAATCACCAAATCTATCATTTTAGTGTTCTCACGATGTCTCACCATTCGTTTTGCTAGAGACAAGAAAGCCGCTTTGATTAAATCATCGATCCAGTGACACCGTGTCGTGATCTTGAATCTTTCATATTCATTTTCAATAATTTTTGAGTTCCAGTTCGGGATGGATTCCAATGCCTCTTGAAATTCACGCAACACATATTTTTTGTTCTTGGATTTTGAAACAGCTGTATCGTATATCGCCTTGAATCCCTGGAAAAAGATTGGTTTACATCGCGAAACAAGTTCGCTCGAATATTCGTCCATTTATTTATGCATATTGAAAAAAACCACCAATTCAAACCGCATTCATGATAGAATGTGCATATGGATTGGATTTGGTACTCTCCAAAATGACTGGATCGAGTCGATTATTTTCCATGTAGTGTTCTTTGTCCTGTGTAACAACCATGGTTCTTTTCGACGGGGGTTCTTGATAAACCTTGGAGACAAATTTGAAATTGATGTTGTTGGGGTCTTTCATTTGAGTCAGCACAACATTTTCGGTGCCACTCGTTTGCTTGGCACCCGTCTGTGTTGGTTCTGGGTTCACCAAGGTTGTTTCTTTTGTATTGTTTATGATTGCGTTATAGATATCGTCATAGGATGTCATTTCATCTATACCACCAAGACCTCCGTAATATTCGTTATCCGAAGTGATTTGTTTGTTTGTCACTTTGGCATTGAACTTTGCGTTCTTATAACCGTCTTCGTTCGCTTGTTCAGCATTTCCAATGTATTCGTTGTCCGATGTGATCTGTTTGTTCGTTATTTTTGCGTCGTGTTGATTGGTCAGATGCCCGTCTCCTCGAGATATACCAGATACGTGACCTATGTCGTCGTTATCAATCGTGGTTTCTTTGATTGTAGTTCGAGCAATGTCGTTCGGATCGTATACTGTTTGTCTGTAGTGTCCCTTTAGATTCACTGTCGTATCTTCGTTTCGAAGCGTCTCCCGAACCGTGCGTTTGGCAATTTCTTTGGGGTCGTATACAACGTGTCTTTTTTTGAATGGACGAATGTTTCCTGAATGAGAGTCGTGAATGAGAGTTTCTTTAATGGTTGTTCGCGCGACATCGTTAGGGTCATATATGGTCGCCTTTTCACCACCTCTGAAGTTTCCAGTTCGGGTATCGTGAATTGTTGTTTCCTTGAGGGTTGTTTTCGCAACGTCATTTGGATCGTGTATGGTTTGTTTTTTTGGATGCGTTGTCTGCATAGAACCAAACTCTCTGCCATTTTTAACGAAGTGTTCTTTATTGGTTCGCTTCAGAGAATCGGTGAGAGGAGCTATCATGGATTTTACATACGATGTCAAATTACCTTCGTATGTCTTGGTAGTTGTGATGTCACGTTCGTTGTTATACACCAATATATTTGTTTTGCCATAATCGTCTTGATTGTTTTGTTTGACGTCCGTTTTCGAATTCCGAGCACCGAATGTATTCAATACTTGTTTGAAAGGTTCACGTACCTTTGCAGCCTTTGTATTACCACGATTTTGGTATGGAATACCTTGATATTCTGTCGAAGTGGACTTTCGCGCAGTGTCCTTCACTTCCACAATGGGGCGATGTTTGGGTTTGGTAAATGCACCAGTCGTTTTAAACAGATTCTTTTCGGATTTTTCATAATAGGTGTCGACTCTATTTTTATCCATTTTTCCAAGTTTACCGGCTTTCTGTTCTTTGATACCGTCCACGGTTCGGCCTTCAAATGTTACCTGGGGTTTGTTGGCGACTCTCATTTCATCCACGGTATTGTACATTTGAATTTCATCACGAAAGGCATCTTGATGAAATCCACCTGAAGGTTTCGATGGGTCTGTGGATCGATTTCCTTGTCCTACGCGTATTTGCTCGACCGGTAGGACATTATTCAGTATTTTGGGTGGAGCGATTCGTTTGAACTCCTCTTGATAGCCTGTATCTATGGGAGCGAATTTAGTTTGAGTCATGTCGCTGAATCGATTTTCTTCATTGTGTTCGATGGCTACTGTGTCGTCTGAAACACCTGTGTGTGCATGGAGGCGCGTATTATTTGCAAGAGCATCTGTATTCTGCTTAATACTTCCGCCAAAAAAAGGAACCATGTTGTTATGGGTGAATTCACCAACATGACTGTCGGTTAATGAACTATAGAAACTCATTATTATGTATTAGTAATATATAAAAATATGATTTGAATGCAACAAATTTTAGAATGTGTTTAGAACGTTACTAAATTGTTATACTTGTATCAGTGTTATATGTTTTAAAAATTGATTTATATACAAATCATAGTTAGTATGTAGTCATATATAATTAATACATTTGAAATGCACGAACCCATCAAGGAATGTGGAATCGTTCTCCTCAATAAAACACTCGATTCGGTCTTGGTGATATTTCAAAACGAATCATTGAAATGGGGACTTCCCAAAGGACATATGGAGCCGAACGAATTGAAACACAAACTTTATTTCGATTGCGCACGAAGAGAACTACTGGAAGAGACGGGTATTATGATCTCTACACAAAAATACAAGAAGTACGGAACATTGTTTCTGGGGAGCAAACTGTTCTATGTGTTGCAGTTAATGCGCGACGTTCATCTTCGAAAACCATTGGACACATCCGAAATAGGTGATGTTCAATGGTTGCCCATAAAAAATATCGGTCCGTTCATTGAACACTATAATTGTAACGTAACGCTGCGTGATTTTTCACACCGTTTGACTACAACTTGTTGATTTCACAACAAGATCTCCAATGCACGAAGGGTACAGTTTCGGTATCTAGTGGTACATTTTTGAACCCAGTTTCCTTATCCGTGAGACACGTATTGTCGTCCTTTGGCATCACCGGGTCTTCGTTTTTAAGGGTTGGTAAACAAGGTCGATGATTGTCCTTGACAATTGTTTTGTTTTGAATATTGGTTTCAAACGGAATCATTGCATTGTCCTGAGGGTTAGAGCAGAGCCATTCCCAGCGATTCCATCCTGTTCCGCGTAGTGTGCAAGGAGGGTTGCTAATCTTTGTTTCTTCCGACGCAAGAAATGTGTTGTCACAATCTTTCAGGAATGCGTTTTCACAATAGAGTGGATCGATGGTTCGTTTGGGGGGGCATTCTGATAATTTCATGTTTAAACCCAGAAGTTCCGAGTGGACATCAACAATGGATTTATTTTTGCACATTCCAATATTCTTTTTGTCGAGTCGCACGTGTGGTGAGGGATGAAAACAATTTTCACCACAGTCATTTTTTGGTGTGTTTAACATATATTTTCCCGGGTCTTCTGATTCCTGTAAATCCTTAGTATACGCACAGGAATCGTACGGTAATTTGGTAAAACTCATTTTATTATTTACAATATTTTTATTGACATCTATCTATCTTCATATCTGATTGCGTAGGCACTTGAGCGTAGTCAAACATTTTACAGGTGTCTAGATGTTTTGGGGTGGTGTCGATTACAGGGTGCTGTACCGGTTTGATGTATTCTTTGGACGTAATATTATGTCCCATAGACGGTTTGAATTTATAATCCGAGCACCGTGTTGATGGAAACGTCTGGCCACGCAAATTGTTTTCTAGATCAACCAAGTTTCCAGTGATGTGGGACACGTTTGTGCCACCAACCACACCAAAGTCGACTCTACACTTCCCTTCGTGTTCATATTTGATTGGGTCAAGCGAATAGTTGATAGGCGCCACGCTCTGGAATAATGATTGTTTGTATGAACAAGGATCGTATGATAATCGATTCGAACTCATTTATTTATAACCGAATATTTTAATTACTACACTGTTTCTTCGACCAAGCAACCCCGTCAAACATATAACCGTTTTTGTTAAGGAAATCGGTTTGTTTCAAAGTATCACGAGTGGCATCACCACCACGCGTCCAAGATTCCACAATGTGGTTTGGGTTTTGGATAGAATCCTTGAGGCAAGGAATCATTGGAATAAATGAGTCAATATGTTTTCCATGACATTCTTCAACATTGTACGTGTTCTCGCCCTGTTGGAGTTTGCTTTCCACTTCGGGATGAGTGTCCCCTCTTGCCAAGTTTGGAATCGCTGTGAACGTTCTTGTCAACAACTGATTACGAGTTCTGTCGGACGTTGAGTCCTGTGTGCGTATCTTGGATTCGAAATCGATCAAACAGCCGGTCGTCACACCATATCCTTCACGAATGTTCATGTGATTGTTCGTTGCAAAATCCTTCAAGGTGTTCACCTTTTGTATGCATGATTTTGTATCGTCGACGTTCGTTTTGTATGTGTTTAACAACATGTAATCCATCATTGTTTTGTTTTGATTGTTGATTGTGGTAACATTGCACTCGTCTGAACCGAGGCGATTCGTTTTATCAAAGTATGACATTGTTCTTTATATAATTTCAAGAAAAATATTTACATTCTTTAGTATTTCCCTCTTTGCACGTTTTCTCGGGCATTGGATAAAAGAATTTCAAAAGTTCGTCCTGGTTTGTGGGAATTGATGTGTTTGGCATCGTAACAAACTGTCTACGTGAATTTGTTGTATCAAACGTTGAATTATCTGCGGTAGATACCGTGTTTTCATCAAAGTATTTGTCAACGTATGCATTCACCTTGCTCACGTCACACGCTTTAGACCGTGTGGGGTTTTCCACATATTCGTTCATAAGAACATTCATAAAGGGATTTTGTTTCGTTGGTTTCGTGGAATTCCTGCACACAGACTCTAATTTTTTTTTTTTTTTAATCTCAAACTCTTCAGAGTGACCCACAATGTCATGAATCACGTAAGTGACGATTCCAACCATAATCGGGATAATCAAAGAATTGGATTTGTTGGTAAACAAAAACATTAAGATCCCAATGTAGATTGATAATTTGAAGATCGCATTTAGTTTATCAACGTCGTTCATGGATGACGATGGAATGAAATCGAACAAATTTTCAATTTGTAAAAAATAACGTAAATTTTCATACCATATTTTCATTGTTTATATATAGTCATATTCATTTTTTGGATAAAGATTTCTTTTTTAACCGATTCTTGACTGGTGTTTTGGGATTGTATTCTATACTGTCTTGGACTGCAGGACCGTTTGTTTCTGAAAAGTTTCCAAATCCAGGTTGTTGGTTCATCATATTCATCATTTGAGACATCATGTCCATAGTTGACCCTCCACCCATTCCCATATCAGCCGGGTTCATTTTGCCCATAAGTCCAATAGCTTCGCTCATCAGCTCTTCTTGATTCAACTCGCCATTTTGCATTTTCTCAGTGATTTTCGAGCCTACAGATTGAATGATATTTCCCAAGACAGCCTGATTTTCCCCGCCAAGAATTTTGCTCATGTCGAGTCCTTCATCCATGTTACCCAAATTCAAGTCTGCGATGTTGATGCTTTCCGAGATTTCTTTTGCAAGATTGCCGATTTTACTGTTCTTTAACATGTCCATATCTGGGAAACCGTTGTCCGATGGCACGTCGCAATCTAAAATTTCAATCACTTCACTCCGATTGTCCAGAATTTTACGTAACACCTTACTAATATCGTCATCCACTATACCTTCTTTATCCAACATCGATTCAAATTCTTCGACAGACAGCTGACTCTTATCCAATCGTCCTATGATATGAATGCTTGCATCCAACAGAATACTCTTCTTGTCATCGTTCATGGTATCTTTCTTCAAAAAAGCCATCAACAACAATATATACATGTAATACCGTAACGTGTTCTTATCTGTTTCGTTGTCTTGAATTGCCTTTACAAGTATGTCATTGATTGTGATATCTTTGTATAAATTCACGTTTAAAACTTCCACATTGTCAAGTATGTCCGAGTCGCAAAACAAACATGTTTGTATGTGGCTATCCATGTTGGTCACAAATTCATCAATATATTCCGTAGACTTTTTGTCAAATACCCGATAATGCTCTTTCACGGCAGCGCGAAACGAAGGGTCCTTTTTCTTGATGTCTTTCAATAGATTTAAATAAACCTTGTTAAATACGTATGTTATTTTCAAAATCACTGTCATTTTAATAATCTCATAAAGATTATCTTTAAACCTTTTCGTTTCGAAAGGTGTTAAAGGCCATTCTGTCATCATAGCGCATGAAACTTATGACACAGCAAACCGATAATGTGAAAATATTTCCAGATGACGTCTTTATTATCCTGGGTCATATCTCGCCAGAACGCCTTGATTTTATTCACCAATTGAGTCGTCAAATCGAAACTTTCGTCAACCGCAATCACATCCCTGTAATCCTCAGCCAGAAAAAATGCTTCGTCTCTTTCTTTCAACTGATCGTCGTATTTATCTAGAACGTGTTTCTTAAACAAACGAATCGGTTTTTTTTTATCCACTAGCAACACCAAACGAAGACTATTCCTAAATGTTCCTATATCTTCATCTTGACTGATCTTGTATAAATCATTCAGAAACTCATTCAACTTTTCGTTGAATACATCACACACACCATCTTTCGTGTTCATAATCTAACTTGATTATTTATTCAAAATAACTTTTAAATCATTATCTCTATTTTGCATGATATCTTCGTAAGACAAAATCTTCTTTACGTCGTTTTCGGTTGGAGTAATAATTTTTGATGGATTGTTTATAAATTCATAACTGTGATCCAGTTGTTGCGAATCGTCAATGTATGAGTATGCATCGGAAGACTTTGCCATTTCATTGATCATGAATGGATCGACGGACAATTTCGATGAGAGATACGAAAACAATCCAGTGTCCACAAACACTTTCTTTTCCGAGGACAGTATACTAGGAACTCTATCTATAAATTTTGGAATGTTATCGTCTACATCAACATTCACAAACACAAAATGCTTCACACCTATTTTCTGAATCAAGTCATACGCCTCTTTACAAAACATGCATTTTTGACTGAAAAAGAAAATATCCTGTGATTCGACCTTGTTCGTCATTATTCAAAAGTTTAATTAAAGGAAAAAATTGATTTTAAATAATATTATATGAGTATATTCAACATGAGCACGAATGAATCCGACATCGAATTTTTAGAGTTAAACTCCAATGAAAAAACTATCGTTTTTAAGGTTAAACACGCAGATTTAGCGATCATCAACTCATTGCGTCGTACCGCTTTGGCCGATTTGAACAATGTTGGTTTTCACTTCGACCCGAACGAGCACCACGATGATCCGACAACCAATGTGATTCAAAACGATACACCTTTACATAACGAAATCATTATGCATCGCATGAGTTTGATTCCTATTCACATGACCAAAGACGAAATCGACAAATGGGTCCCTGATGCTTATGAATTTATTCTGGACGTCACAAATTCGACAGGATTTCGAGAAGATGTGACATCAGAGAAAATTCGTGTTCGTCATATCGAGAGTGAACAAGATGTACCTGAAACAGTCGTTCGTAAATGGTTTCCTTGTGACCCATTCACGAAAGATTATATATTGATAACGAAGTTGAATAACACGATGTCATCACGCATATACTTAAAAGCCAAAGCGATTCACGGAGACGCTTCGATGTGTGTTTCGTTCGGTGTTTTGAGTCGATTCTCTGTCGAATTCGTAGTTGATGAAGAGTTGGCGCAAAAGAATCTTGAAAAGCAATTTAAAGAATACAAAAAAACGAAGGAATCATTGACGGGTGTCGACAAATTAACATCCGAAGAGACATCTAAGACATTTGAAAAACAATTTGATTCACTGGAACGTGAACGTTGGTACTCGAGAAATAAATATCTTGAACCCAACCTGTTTAAAATAACAATCGATTCGGAATGTGCACTGACTCCAAAAGAAATATTTAACGAGTCTATTGAGACGTTGAAACGCAACCTCGTTGAACAAATTGAACTCGCAAAAAATACAAAACTCGAAATCATCAACAACGATTCGTTTATGAGTGTCGTGATACCTTCTTCGAATCACACAATTGGAAATTTGGTTCAATCGACGACGTACAACCATGCGATACGCAAAGACCCTAACAATTCGAACAGTTCCGGTTTACTGAAACACGAGCTGACCTATGTTGGTTACAATATTCCGCATCCACTCGACAGTGTTCTGTTGTTCAAATTCAAGGGCGATAATGTAACGACTATAGACGATGCAAGACAATGTTACAACGATATGCTCAATACCACGTTGTTCGAAATCAACGAATTCAAAATGAAATGGAATACTTTCTCAAGTAACATAAATACATAGTCATGAATAGTTTTAAAACACTGTATGACGATAAAAATAATCCATTGGTTTTAAAATATCATACGTATTCTGATGTCGAATTTAAAAATAACATGTTCATCTATGGTTTTCTTTTTTTAACACGGAGTAAATTTGACCGTTTGGACACGGATTCAAAAAAAGAATATATTAGTAAATATCGTCTTTCTCTAATCCGTCAATTGTCTGACAACTCAGGTTCACAATATGACTCCATTGTTTCCGAATTGAAAAAAGAGGATGAACTCACGCTTCAAACATTCCACAACATCATCTCCAAATTATTACAGAATAAATACCAAATACTCGTCATTGAAAATGATAAAACATATTTCATCGAAAAATCAAATCTGCCTATACTACTATTTTTGAAAAAGGAAAATAAATACTATCCAATTCAGATCAATGGAACATCGCGACTCGAACCAAATGGTTCCGAGGTCAGAAACCTACTTGATCAAATGATTAACGAGGAATATTCGTTTCCTGTTTCGGTTGATACGATCGAAGACCTTGAAGACTCGGAAGACTCTGTAACCAGTGAAGATCCGGATCATGACGTATACGTACTCGAGGAATCAGACATGGAATACGAAAACTTCAATGAAGAAATAACAATGACATACGAACAAGAAGATTATGGGTTGGACGAAGAAGATCTAGTGTTTCAATTGAACATGTTGTTGAATGGAAAAACGCACCATGAACCATTCGTTGATTTACTTAAGTCTTCTGCGAACGTCTCCAACCAGAACAAATCAGTTAAAATCAACGAATTCCCAATCGTTGACGTGTCTAGAAAATGTGAAAAGGTCGCATATTTTACACAAAATTCCGTGTATACTAATACGACGCCCATTACAGAAACTTCACCCAAGTTATCGGTAGACACGTCCGCAGTTCGTTCGACAATACCCTCTGAATTGTATTCTTGTGTGAAAGTTTGTGACGATAACTCATTTGTAAATAAAAATAAAAAAAGGTTTGAA